TTGAATTAGCTTTTGCATGCATTCATCTAAGATCACACATACTGGACCTTTCTTACAGCAAGTACTGAAGATTGATTTTTCGTTATTAATGTCTAGGTTTTCAGTATTAATAACATCATCAAAGGCACATTCTATAAAGTCTATATTGAACACGTTAGTCTTTGGGTATATACACTGGTTTTTTGTAGAGTAGTTTCCTTCTTGTAGTTGAGCTTTCCACAGAGTGATCTCATCGTGGGAAATCATTCCTTTAGTTGGTGTAATGAAAATAACAGACTCTGGCATAGGTTGAATTTTTCGAAATCCAAGGAGATTTCTTAGGAGTTGGCTTTTTCCACAGCCAGTAGGACCGATAATTAGAGAAATGAGAGGGTAGGCACCCATGTTGATGGATGGTAATTCATTGTCTTGTAGGTAGTCTTGGTTAAGCAGGTTTATTTCATTATATTTTCTCATATTGCTTCTTAAATCTACGCTCGAGTTGTAGCTTTCAAATTCTTTGAAACTTGGTGGCTTGCAATTCGGTAGGATGCTGGTGTTTATGTCATCCACAGCTGCTTTCCAGGCTACAGTTTTGGTGTAGAATTCTTCTAATTCATTCATCTTCAAATTCTTCAATCAAGATGGGGGCGGTAACTCTGGGGTTTCTGTGTTGTAGATCATAAGGGATTAGAACTTTATCAGTTATAAACACAAGGGTGGGATCATGCCAAGGTCTTAATTCTCTAATTAGATTAATCTCGTGGATTGTAAAAGGGGAAAACTGACCGTATGGTTTGTGAATCGTTCGTTTTAGAGCCCTCCTTTCGGTAGTGAATTTTCTAGCTGGTCCCGAACAAGTTTTGTGGCAGTTAAAACACTCCAGTAGAATTTCAAAAGTTAAGTGGGTGGTGGCATGACCTTTGGCCCTAAGTTTCCCGCCGAACTCAGTGTTGCATGACGGGCAAAAGATTTTTTTGAGCGCGTAAAGTTTTGGCGCTAAAAAGATGCTGTCTGGACAGAAGCCAGGTTTTTTGCAAACATTGCATTCAGTTTCACATTCAACTGCCCAAGTGAGTTTTGGTGCTTCAGGGTTAAATATTAGCGGAGTTTTATCACTTTTTAGGCGGTAGTTTCCTTTTGACAACATTAACCTGTGGCCTGCCTCAGTTAGAAATAGGCTATCTGTGTCTCCATAAATAGCTTTGAGAGATTTGTTTTCTATTGGTATATTATTTTCGTCATGGTATAGTATTTCTGCCCATTCACTGATAAAGGCTCGGGTCCAAGCTAGTACAAAACTTGCTAGCTGAGTTGGATAACGTTTATTTGTAGGATGTGGTTTTGTGGATTTTAACATGTAAATGGTGAGGTTGTCAGAAGTGACGTCCAAGATGTTGAATGGTTTATATGTGGTCATGTGAGTTTGAGTTGAACAAAAGGATGGCTCTGGTTGTTCTTCGGGCACGGCCTCAAAGGGGCTGGTAAGTTCATCATCAGCCTGTTGATTGGCTCGATGGTCAGGTAATTTTGATTTCAAAAAATATTGAATGTTGGTGTAGCATGTTGAAGGAAGTTGTTCTGTCGGTATTGAGGTAATGTTAGTAATTTGTAGTTCATTTTGGGAAATTTGGTGTTTAATTTTGTCGGTTAAGGATTGTTCAAAGATTACCATGTCGTTGTCTTCTTTAGTAGCAAAACTTCCATATAGGGCATTGCTGAGCAGTTTGCTAATTGCTCGTTTTACAGGGTTTTTTTCTTTAGAGGCTTTTTCTTTAGCCTGTATGTTTGCTTTGACGTAATTTGAGCAGCAAGTTTTCCAACTTGAGAAAACTGTGTTTAACGGATGTTGCAAGATGGAAACCGACCACCTTCGGTTGTGAAGTGTGATAATATCGATTGAGGTTACAATTTCCTTGTGAAGAGGTTCGTTTGTCCAACAAAGTTTGCCGCTTGCCTTAGAACAAAGAGGTGGTAGCGGATCTAGCAACTCGGGTGGGGGAGGGAATGCATTTATGCATACAATCATTGGTTTTATATCTGCAAAGTAGGAGATTTCGTCTTTTGAAGACAGTAGCTGGTTGAATTTTTTGATTTCGTGGTCTCTTTCTTCTTTTCCGACTGGGGTACCATATGGTAAAGGATGTGTGAGAGCACTAGCATACATACCACAAATGTCGTAAACGTACAATTTTTCTGCAAATCTCCCTAGAAATGTAGGGTAGCATCTACCTCCTCTAACTGATTTTCTTATAAACTCGTACATTTCTTCTGAAGGGGCATAAATATCTGGCAGTTGATTGAGTTTGTTACCGTATTCTTTGTAATGAATTTGTCTAAATATAGCATGGGAGTTAGATGAAATAGTTGGTCTTTTGAAAATGTTGAAGGTGCAATTGAGGTTGAACTCATGTGTAACGAAAGAGTTAAATGTTTCCAGCAGACATTTTGTTAGCGATACAGTTACAAGGACGTCTCTGCAACAATATTCTATTAATTCTTTTACTATGTCGTAATTTTTTTCCTGCTTTTGTTTCCAGATTTCTAGCTGCTCTTTATATTCGTCTTCACACGACCAGTAAGTAACGACGGGGAAATTTGTTTCGCTTTCTCCTCTGTATGATCCAAGTGAGTAGAAGTCATTAATTGCTTTAAAGGGACAACATCCCTTTGAGGTTGGTAAATTGTAAGCCTCGGCTGCAGTTTTTAGGGATGAATGTGTGATTTGGAACGTGTCACGGACCATTGACTTGACGTAAAGATGTTTGATATTTTTAACATTAGGTTTCCCTTCTCTAGCATCTGCTATTATTTCTGCTGTTTTATTTTCTTTGCCTTCGTCGGCTATATGATATTCTGGGTTTGGAAAGGTAATGGTGATATCGTTGAAAAGAATTTTTCCCTGTCTCGGCATAAAATTTCTGCTTATTGTTAGGAATGGTTCATATTGAAATTTGTTAGGTTGAAGAATTTGTGTTGCTAGTAGAATTTCATCGAATGACTGTATGTTGTGTCCAACAACATAAAATTCTAAGAAAATTGGTTTTATTGTTAGGGATAGGAGTAGATTTTTTTCCTTACTGATATCAATATCTTTGTACGTTTGAAGTTTTTTTAGTTTGATGAAGTCGTCTAAGACTTCTTTGTTTTCTTTGCTGAGAATGTGTGTTGTAAGAACTTGTATCATTCTGTTTAGTATGTTTTCTCGAAGTAGTCTGAATTGTTGACTTATAAAATTTTTGGTTTTTGAATGCCAGTAGAATATGTTGTCATTGCTGTGGGTGATTGTTCTGTCCCTATTAATTTCTTCCATTGCTATTTTAGTAAGCTCTTGTTCGCCAAAGATTGTGAAGCACAGAAGACACGGTTGAAGGTTGATTCCTTCGGACTCGGCAAGTGTGTAAGTTTCTATATCGTAAACAAGGAACAATTTAAATGTGTTTTCTGTTTCTCCAATAGGTTGGAATTGGATACTCTCCCAGTATTTTTTGGAGGAAGCTATTTGATTGTAGTAGAAGGAAGAGCGGTTGTAATCACAAGTATGGGATGTTACATAAATTCTTCCACAAGATGTGCATTTTTGTTGTTTGGTCCAAGTCTTAATCCACTTCAGTCCGTCTTTAGTTTGTACAAAGTCTAGTTGAATGGATGATGCTGTAGAATTTGTAATTTCTTGTTGAATAACAATACAGCCAGTTAATTTTTTCCAGATTGTAATTTTTTGTGCGGGTAATTGCTTTATATTTTCTATGGCTGTATTTTGCTCTTTAAATTTACAACATACAAGTATGTAAGATTCACATTGTTTAAGTTTTTTGCAAATTTTTTTGCAGTGAAAAAAGTTAAAGTTCCAACATATCTCTAATAAAGTTTCTTTGATTGACTTTTTGCTTATGCTAAGTCTATATGGTGTCTCGTTTTGTGTCACGTACATGTAGCTCATTGTGGTGTTCTAAGTCTTCTCATTTCCTGGGTCCTGACTAAGCTAACGTTAGCTATAATTGTACGGTTTGTGGCTGTGGTTACTAATCCAATTGGATTAAGTTTGAAATTAATTTTAACTGTTTTAACTTCTTCTTCGTTTAGTCGTCCTTGATTAATTAAATCATTTGGATCTCCCGATTCTGGTCTGTGTTCTAGTGCTGTTAGCAGGTCTTGTTCGTCATTTGGAGTTATTATTTCAGTTCTGTTTGTTATTATCAGAAGATCATGTAGAATTTGTCTGTAAATTCGTAAGAAAGGAGAAATGTTATTACTGTGCCATATTCTTCTTAAGTTTACTTGCCCATTTGTGTTAGTACCTGTGATAATTACTTGAATGTAGTTGAAATGTACATATTGTCTAAATGGAACATTGAGGTTAAGGAGAGTATGGTAGTAATAAAGAGTGCTAGATATGTGTTCCATTATAAAGAAGTAGAAGAAAAATCGTCTAACAAATTGGGGTGTAATCCTATTTTGTTCGAGAGCTTCTTCATATAGATTATAGAATTGTTGACTGAAGTTAAAGATTTCGTGGTCCCTGGCTGTCTCAGTGAGCTCTTGTCTGAGCTCGTTGAGAATTGTCTGTAGGATTCTTAAAATTTCTTCACCTAAAGAAAGTTCCACATCTTGTAATCCACTAGGTCCCTCACCTGCATCTTCTTCCTCTTCTGATTCAGACGGTGGGCTTGGAATTGTTCGTCTAATCCTACGTATTAGAGGTAAACTGTCAATAAAGTTTTGCACAATTTGGCCCCTATTTCTTCTCATGGATTGTGTTATAGCTCTTCCATTCTGTCTTGGCCTTAATCGGATTGGTAAATCTGTTCTGGTACCGCTTCTTAATCTAGCCCCACCACGAAGCTGGCTCTGCCAATTTGGAAAAGTGTTGTTGTATGCTTTTAGTGCTAGTAAAAATGATGTCATGTAATTTTCATTCATAGGCATCCATTCGTGGTACTTTTGACATAGTTGTTGGATCCAATTATCTTGAAAAGGTATGTATTCTTTTATTGGTTCGAAATACCAATTATATATAAAATTGGTTATGACTTTCAAAAGTTGGTTTATGTATTTGTAAGTAGTTTTATCTTTTTCCGTTTCATATTGGTATTGCAGGGGAAGAGCAAAGCTTGGTCCGTAGAGGTAATTTGCAATGCATTTTGTATGCATGTTGTTAAGGACCTCTTGTAGCCGAATGTTTTCTATAGCTTCTGGTTGTAGGGTGATTCCTGTTCCAGCTAGATTTATGTCTTCTCTAGCTTGAAGATCGGCTACTATTCTATTCATTACGATATCTCTTTGAATGGATAGAATATTTTCTTCTAAATTTCCTAGTGCTAAGTCAGAAGTGTCTAACACATACGAGCAGTCACTTAATGTTGACCAAAAGTTTCTCGGTCTTCTGATTTGGCTAATATGACTGTCATATTTTAATCTTGTGTAAGTTCTGGATGAAAAGTGGTAGTTGTTGTTTACATTAAAAAGGTATGCATAGCCTATTAACAGGTGAGCTGGGGGTAAGTTGTTATATGGAGGATTTTGAACTGCAGGACTTCCAGGTGCTAAATTTTGAAGCATTTTTATGTCATAGTTGAAAAATCTACTGCACCAGGTTAGTCCAGGTACAGAACGTAGGAATTCAGGTATGTTTTGTAGATCTGTGTATTGAGTAACGTGCATAAATCTTATAGTTGCTTCTTCTTGATTAGTCAGACGGGCGTAATTTAAGATCTGAAAGATAGACATTTTCCTTTCAGATGCAATCTATATTGAAAGCCATTCATACAGATAGCTCGGCAACGGCTGATGGAACACAATTTGAACCTCCGTTGCAAGCTTATACTGAGCAAATGGAGAAGGAAGAATCTAAAGTGCCTCAAAATAATCTTTTTAGAGATGGAAATGTCAATGAGCATCTGAGGGATATTAAATATTATAGTGGTAAAGCTATAGACTTAGATGAAAATAGAAAGTTAACTCCTTCAGATTTTAGGGAAGATTTCCCTTGCTACTCTAAAGCTGAAAATCATATAAAGGCTGCAGCTCTGAAAAGAGATGCTGACTATACTGAATCGTATGAAGTTTCAGCTCAAAATACGGATAATAATTTTTTTAGAATGATTTTGTTACGGCAGGAGACAATGTTTGGTTTGTATTATGTAGAACATCTAATTAAAAGTATTATGAAAGAGCCATCCAATCCTGCTTTGGTTAGAAGATTGTGTACGTTAGCAGTAGAGTGGAATGGGAGATTGAAAGGCTTTATAACAGATTTGACAGATGAGCGTCATGCCTGGTTGAGAGATTTAATTACTTTGTTGGCTGCTATTTGTAGATCTTGTTCAACGATTGAGGAACAGCTTGCAGCTATTAATACTAGTTTGGTTGAAATGGCTCTAAATTTTTCTAGTGCTGCTAATGTTATTCCGTCTGCTGCATTAGGTGTAAGAACACGTAGTGTTCTTAGTTCTATATGCAAAGAAATTTTACAAAACATGTGTGAGATAGCTGTTTGTAGAGATAATTGTAGAGCTGTTCTACAGTACTATACTGATCAGTCAGGGGTCTCACAAAGTATGTACTTTTCTAGTTTGAGAGACGTTCTTCAATCAAGAAATCATGTCTTCTAAACAGCTTGTTACAAATATACTAACTGGAACAGCACCGCAGTTAGCTAAACGGTTTAGACAGCTGCCTTTGGCGGATAAGATGTTAGAATTAGAAAAGGCTTTTGTTGAACCTAAGAAGTCAGATACTCCAGATTTATTGAATGTAGTTATAAAAGAGTTGGTAACGCAAGGAGCTATTTACCCTGAGGAAGTGTCTTCTGTTTATGAGAGATTACTATCTAGAATGGTGAAATACAACTCTTTACGAAATCATCAAAATTTGGCTACTTTTGTTCAGGATGTTCAGCAAGGTCAACGTGCTGCTATTATGGCATCTTTGCAAAATGTACCGGCAATGAGTAATATGGTTGTTTTGCAAAATTTTTATAATACATTACCTAAAACAGTATCTAGTGGTCAGCAGAATTATGATGCTTTTAAGCAACTGTTAAAGCAATTTGTCATAGAGTACAATCAGTTTCTAGAAGTGTATAAATCTGGACCTGATACTTTCTTACAGTACAGTTATGGACCACAAGTTCAAAAAGTTAATTTAACACAAGCCTTTAATAATCTAGCTAACATATGGGGTGTGAAGGTTACTAATGAGGATTCAATACCAGCTTTAACCTCGTTGTTATTACCTCAGTCAAGATTTTTAATATTGCTGTTATCTCCAATTGCTATGGAGGGTTCATTTATTCGGGATAGTTTTATATCCTATTTGATTACGTTATATAAAAATACAGTAGCACCTCCAGTGAGAGGTCATCCTGTACAAGAGTTGGGAAATGTTATAGCATCATTGGGTCCAGATTATGATCAAATTAAACTTAGACAAGGGTTGAATTATATTGTTACAAATCAAACTCAACAATATAGACCTACAGTGCCAGATTTAACTAAAGAAGAGGAAGCTTTGTTGAGATATGTGCAAACGTTGTTGAAAACAAAATTGGCAGGTACACAAAGGAGGTTGAAAGAAGCTGATTTAGATAATGTTCTTATGAATATGAACCCTATAATTTTTGCTGGGCAGCTCGACTTCTTGACAAGATTGTTTGACTATTTTAGGAAAGTTTTGAAAGCTAGGCCTGATTTATTAACTCAGATAATTTATGATCGGAACTGGCAGCCTCCTCCTGCTTTTTTCCATAAGGATGTTTTGCTGCCTGAGGATTTAGTGCCAGTTCCGGCTCCTAGACAAATTGTTTCCTCTGTATCTTCTATTGGCCAGCAGCCAGTTTCCCAGAGTTCAGACTCTAAGGAAGTAGTTCCTGTTTCTAGACCAGTACAGTCTGGGTTAGCAACTTCAGCAGTACCAGGATTGTCTAAACCTGTTGCTGTTGGTACAACGTTAGCAAAACCAACTTTGCCACCTCCGAGAGAGGTTCCCGCTTTGCCTGGACCATCATCGTCTGCATCATCATTAACTCCTTCCCAGCAAAAGTTAGTGGATCGTTTGGCTTGGTCTCTTAAACCAATTCCGTATCCCAGATCTGTGTTTCCACGGATAAGACCTAAGCCTGTGAAGGGTGTACCCTACCGTTCACCTCTGCCACTTATAAACACTGATGACTCTACAGATTCTGAGTCTGACCTACAGCTAGTGCAGTATTCAAGGGCTAAGCAGAAGAAAAAGGTTAACTTAGATTTAAAAAATTTGACTTCACAGTTTAGTAAAATGCAGGGTAAAGGTGTAGATATGAGTAATCTTTTGTTGTCAGATATGAGACAAAGAGTAAGGAATATAAATTTGAGGCCTTACTGACCAACTCCTGGTTCATTTTAGATGCAGAATACTTCTCCTCCTCCTAGAATATATGCTCCAACGGAAGGCAGAAACAGTATTGTTTACAGCAACTTGCCACCTGTTCAAGATACGACAAAACTTTACTTTATAGACAATAAGGCTGCAGACATAGAGAATTACAATCAAACTAAAGATCATTCTAGTTTTTATACTAATATAATTCAAACACAAAATATAAACTCTGTGGATGCTAGTACTCAACATATAAAGTTAGATGATAGATCACGCTGGGGTGGAGAGCTGCATACATATTTGAAGACGTGTGTTATGAATTGTACGCATTTTTTTAATTCCACTTCTTGTAAAATAAAAATGATGAGTAACAAGGACCCTATACAGTATGATTGGTTTGACTTAGTTATTCCAGAAGGCAATTACATTCTTCCAGAATTAATAGATTTATTGAACGAAGGGGTCACTCAAATATACATGAGAAATGGTAGGCAGAATGGAGTTAGGGAAGAAGACATTGGAGTTAAGTTTGATACTAGGAATTTTGGATTAGGAGTTGACCCAATTACAAATTTAGTAACTCCAGGAAAATATATGTATAAAGGTTATCATCCTGATATAATTTTGTTACCACATTGTGCAGTAGATTTTTCTCAGTCTAGGTTTGGAAACTTGTTAGGAATTAGAAAAAGGGATACTTATGCTGCTGGGTTCATAATTAGTTATGAGGATTTAGACAAAGGTAATATAGCACCTTTATTGAATGTAGAAAAGTATGCTGACGATGGCACTCTAGTGCCTTTGGAGACTGATCGATCAGGTAGAAGTTATCATGTTTTTCAAGAGAATGGTTTTTGGTATACCAGGTATAGATCTTTTGTTTTATCTTATAATAATTTAGACAGTGTAACACATAGGAAGTTTTTGTTATGCCAACCAGATTTAACTGGTGGAATCAATCAATTATACTGGTGTATGCCAGATTTATTTAAGCCTCCTATTTCATTTAAGCAAGAAACGAAGGAAGATAAATTGCCTGTTGTAGGCATGCAGCAGTTTCCTTTTCATGCTAGATCAGTATACTCGGGTGCTTCTGTGTATAATCAGTTAATTGAAGAGCAGACTAATTTACAATATATTTTTAACCGTTTTTATGACAATGAAGTTTTGAAACAACCTCCTGCCGTTAATCAAATTATGGTGCCTGATAATATACCATTGAATGCGAATCAGGGAACAATACCAATATTTTCCACTCTTCCAGGGGTACAGAGAGTGGTTGTTGAAGACGATAGGAGAAGATCTGTTCCCTACGTTACCAAGTCTCTTGCTACTGTTTTTCCGAAGGTGTTGTCTAGTGCTACAATTCAGTAGATGACTGCTGTGTTTTATTCTCCTGGTGATAGTAGAGGTTGGGGACTTGGGTCATCAAGTATGAGAGATTATTATTTGATTGGCGGTGCTTTGCAACCAAGTGATGTTTATACTGTTAGGGTTCGGGAACACTGGAGACGTAAACGTGGAACCAGACCACCTGCAGCTGTGATAGTTCCTTCTTCTATTTCTGCACCGAGAGGACGAGCTAGAAAACGAGCTATTGCAATTCCTGGGAGAATATTGAGATCTCGAGTTGTACCACCTTTACCACTACCTGCACCTACTACAACTGCAGTAGTGCCAGCTGTTCCTGCTGGACCAGTGGTAGTTGCTGCAAAGAGACGTAGATTAGGTTAATATGTTCGAAAATCTTGCTCCCAGGAAGGGTATAGCTTATCAGACAACTAATGTTAGGTTTAACAGGGAATTAAGAGGTGGCTTTGCTTTTGCAGCTTTAGTACCCCTTATTGCTTCAGCTATAACTGCTATTCCCGGCATAGCGAGTGCAATTATACAAGCAAAGCAATCTTCGTAATGTTATTTTCTTGCAGATGTATTCAAGTTTAGCTCCCCGACTCGGACAAACTACCTATGCAGCTTCTTCTGTAGGAACTGCTGAGCTACGTGGAGGAAAGATTAATTGGGGCTCTTTAGGTTCTTCCATTTCAAATGCATTTAGAACAACTGGTAGATTTTTAGGTTCAACGGCTAGTAGATTTGCTAAAAGTCAAGCTTTTCAGGATATTAAAAGAGGTATAAATGATAGTGGACTGATTAGAAACGTTGCTGGACTTGCTGGAGACACATTAAATTCTTTGCTTGATGTTGGTCGTTTAAAGTTAGAAAATGATTTGTACAATTTACGCCGAAAAGCCTTGCATTCTATTCCGGCTGATCAACTTGCTCAGATTTTGCAAAATTATCAACAGACACATGACACAGTTACAATTCCAGAGCAACAGGTTGTAGTAACAGAACCTCCTGAACAACCAGTTGCAGCTGTACAAGTTCCAGCTTTGGAGACAACTAATAAACGACCTTTGGTAGAGGAAGTGGTTGAGCCAGCTGTACAAATAGTTGAGGAGCCACCTGAATTACCAGCTAAAAAGAGATTGCGTGGCGTAGGTTTAGAATGGCAGCAGCAGTTAAGGAATATGTTGGGAGAGGGTGTTCGATATTCATCTACAAAACATTGTTATTGATTTTTCTAGATGGATATTTCAAATGGCACGCCAAAACTTGATATATTCCACATAGCTGGACAAGACGCTTCAGAATATCTGTCAGAGAATTTGGTTGATTTCATCACAAATACGGAAAGTTATTTTCCTATTAATAAAAAATTTAGAGAGACTATAGTTGCACCCACCAAGAATGTTACCACAGAGCAGTCCCAGCGTTTGCAAGTTAGGATTGTACCGACGTTAACTCAAGATTTGGAACACAGTTATACTGCAAGATTTACTGTGGCAGTAGGTGACGGTAGAGTTTTGGACATGGGAAGTCCTTATTTTGATATTCGGGGTACTATAGATAGAGGACCCAGTTTTAAACCTTATCAAGGTACGGCCTTCAACCCATTAGCTCCAAGATCGGCAATGTTTAATAACATTAGAAAAATAGATAATACAACCATACTTACGGCTCAAGCATCGCATTATTATGATGTTTCATCTGGCAATGGTTGTGCAGAAGCTCAAAATGAAGCTAATCGCTTTAGTGGAATTGTTCCTTCTCCTAATGTGGGTCTCAGTGAAAGTACTATGGATCATCGATCTAGTGGAGCATCAGGACGGGTTGTTTTGCTTGCGGATAATAAGGAAGCAACAGCTTATGGTGCTTTTGCACCTGCTAAGCAGCTTAACGGTTCTCAACTTGGAGTGGGTACAGCTATTCAACCTAGATTTACTAATGCTGGCAAAGAAGGTAATCTTACTTGTACAGGAGCTTTTGCTGGTGAAGAAATTGAGGTTTATTATCCGGACACCAGAATTGTTATGTGGGATGATGATACAAAGATTGCAGTAAGAATGGGGAAAAGGCCAAATTATATTGGCTTTAGAGATAATTTTATAGGATTAATGTATTATGATAATGGAGCATTAAGTGGCTCTTTAGCTACAGAAACTGGGGATATTAACTTGGTTGAACAGCTACAGGATCGGAACACAGAAATAAGCTATCAATACATGCTTGCTGATTTAATGAGCCGTCAGCATTATTACACACAGTGGAATCAAGCTGTAGATGATTACGAGCTTGGAATTAGGGTACTAACCAACACAGGGTACGAGGAGGGACCTCCCAGTTTTAGTTTTCCAAGCTTAGGCATGGGAAATTATCCATATTTGGGGCTAGATGGCGGTATTATGGTAGAAAATAATGGTGCTGCAGCTACTGATATAGCAAATACAGCTGCTGGTATTGGTTTTGGCAGTGTGCCTAGCATGGAATTAAATTTGCATGCTTACATTCAGAGGAGCTGGATGTATTCAAATATTGCAGAGTACTTACCTGATAATTTGAAATATGATGTACCTGGTTTACCTCCAGTTCCAGCTGCTAACACATATAACTACCTCAATGCCCGTTTACCTCATGTGAATGTGGTCGATTTGTTTACACATTTAGGTGGTCGGTACAGCTTAGATGTAATGGATAATCAAAATCCATTTAATCACCATAAAAATCGTGGTCTGCAATATAGGAGTCAAATTTTGGGCAATGCTCGTAAAGTTGATTTTCACATTCAGGTACCCCAGAAGTTTTTTGCTATTAAGAGTCTTCTGTTAACTCCAGGTACTTATACCTATGAGTGGTGGTTTAGGAAAGATCCGAATTTGGTTTTGCAATCTACTTTAGGTAATGACTTAAGGGCAGATGGAGCTTCTGTGCAGTTTACATCTATAACTTTATTTGCTAGCTTTTTCCCTATGGATCATGCTACAGCTAGTGAATTGATTTTGATGTTGAGAAATGATACTAATGATCAAACCTTTATGGATTATATGGGTGCCAAGAATAACTTATATGTTGTACCTCCTAACACCAGCAATCTACAAGTTGAGATACCTTCCAGAGCTTGGACAGGTTTTAGAGGTTGGAGTTTTAATCGAATCAAAGCTCAAGAAACGCCAGCAATTTGGTCAACTTATGATGTTAACTTTAAGTACAGTGGCTCAATTCCTTTCCTGGATTCCACATTTTATCTTGGTCATACATTTAATTCTGTATCAATTACTTTCGATTCTGCTATACCTTGGCCTGGAAATGATAGGTTATTGCTGCCAAATTATTTTCAGATACAGAGGCGGGGTCCTGATGCAGAGGGATACTGTACTTGTCAATCTACTATGACAAAGGATTGGTATCTAATCCAGATGTTAGGGAACTACAATCAGGGTTTCCATGGGTATAGCTTTCCAGTGGATAAGACCTTCCGCCAATATGATTTTATAGCTAACTTTGATCCTATGTGCTTACAGCTACCTCAGAACATATTGGATTTGTCACCTATTATAGTGTCAAATCCAGATGTAGTTCGCAATAACAGTGGCTATGTAGCTCCGAGGTCTTCTTCTATTGCTCTAAGAAATGAAGGTCATCCTTATCCAGCTAATTGGCCATATCCTTTGATAGGTGAGGATGTAGGTGGAACTTCTGTAGGTACCCGTACGGTGAGGAAGTTTCTTTGTGACAAGTATCTTTGGAACATCCCATTTTCAAGTAATTTCATGAATATGGGAGAACTGACTGACCTAGGCCAAAGTTTACTGTACACAGAATCAGCTCATAGTTTGCAGTTGAGCTTTGAATTAGAGCCAATGTCGGACGTGACTTACGTTTATTTGTTATTTAACGTGTTCGACTGTGTCAGGGTCAATCAACCTAATAAAAATTATGTATCTGCAGCA